CGGTGGGCCGAATCCCGCCCTTCCGCGCGCGCCGCGTAGGGGTGCCCATGGCCAGAAAGACGAAGGCCCCGCGCGGCGGCAACCGCGACAGGGCCCACAAGGACAGCACGCACCCGCATTCTACGCTGCGACTCGTCGCGGACAATGAGCGCGCGCTTCGAGCGGCGATAGAGACACCCGCAGAGTGCGCCGTGTGCGGCGCCTACGTCGGCATGCTCGCACTCGTCCGCAAGAGTGGCGACGGTGGGCCGCTGAGCATGACAGACACGCCCGCCGGGCTCGAATACCGCTGCGGGCGGCACCTTGCCGCCGTAGGTTGCGCCGGCCTCGGCGACGCTCGGCGCGTGGTACAGGCGGCCGACCAGGCGGGCGGCTGGAGAAGGCAGGAACATTGGGCCCTTACCCTCCCGTACCCATTCGTCGTTCAGGTTCAGCGCGCGGCGCAGCTCGAGCAGCGAGTCGCCACTCGGTTCGGTTTCGCCGCGTTCCCATTGGCTGACGGCCGACTTGCCGCCAAGGCCGGCACGGCGGCCGAACTCCTCCTGTGACAGGCCGAGCCTGCGGCGCGCCTCCTTGATGCGGTCGGCGATTCCCATGCCGTAAAGCGTACTTGCAAAAAGGTGCAGGCGGCTTGACCTTATAGGTAAAGTATGCTGGACTCTTGGCATGCTTACCCGGTCCGATGTCGTTCGCATGTTCCCCTCTCAGGCAGATGCCGCGCGGGCGCTCGGCGTGACGCGCCAGGCGATGCAGTTCTGGCTCGACTCGGACTCCACAATCCCGCCCGATCGGGTGTTGGCGGTCGCGGCAGCGTTCGCCTGGCGCGTAACCCCGCACGAGCTGCGCCCGGATTTGTACCCGTATCCAACCGACGGCCTGCCACCCGAGCTGCGGGAGCGTGCCGCATGAGTTCCATGGAGACCGCCATCGTGCCGAGGGGTGGGAGCCGCATCCAAACCCGGCGGCGTGGCGGCGGGCTCCACCTTTTCTGCCGGTCGGCTACTGGACGCCTGAACCCTTCGCAGGATGTCCCGTGGGTGAAAAACCCGACCGGCGCTTTTTCATGCCGACCTCCGATCACGGGTTGCATGCAGCTCCCGTTCGATTCCGCCCTCCCGGGACGATCGGGCGTCGGCACCCTCTCCGCCGCGCGGCACCGACGCGGTGCGACCGTCCGCAAGCCGGTCGTGAGTATCGGGCTCATTGCATCTCCTCCGATGGTGAGTGGTTCCCCCGGCGCCTGCACGGGCCGGGGATCTTTTTGCCCGACAACCAGAACAAGGGCCAACGGATGGTGTTCGACCTGATTGCCGTGGCCAAGGACATCCGTTTGGAGGTGTACGTCGATCCGGTCATGTACATGGCCCTGCGGCACCGGGCGGACAGAGAGGATCGAACCGTCTCGCAGCACGTCAGGAACCTCATTCGCGTCGACCTGGAGCGAGCTTCGGCCGAGATGGCCGAACGGGGCAGGGGTGAGCGAGGTGTAGCGGAGGGGGAAGCGGCCTGATGGACGACTGTGACAGAGCGCAAGTCCAGATCGAGATCAAGCTGGCGCAGCAGCTCGAGCGCGCCGCCAGCATGGCCAGACAGGCACTGGGTCGCCACGCCACGTCGACGATCTGCGAGGACTGCGGCGGCGCAATCGAACCGGTAAGGATCACTTACGGGTTCGCGACCTGCGCCGGCTGCGCCAAGGACCGCGAGTACTTCACCGCGCACGGCAGGACGTACCGCTGATGCCGACCAAACCCAAGGCGCCGTCCGAGAAGTTCACCGCGGCCGACTGGACGCGGCTGAACAAGCGCAACAGCCAGAACTCGCCCTGGCGCCAGGCGGCCAAGCACGGCAGCGCGCGGCAGCGCAGAAACGCGGCGTACTTCGAGGAGCTGGCGGTCAAGGGTGATACCCGGCGTGTTCCACGGCCCGAGCTCGACTGAATGCCCCCTCTGCGCCTCACAGCGGCCGATCTACGACTGCACCCGGACCTGCTGCGCGGTGCGGCTGATCCTGGCGCAGCCCGGCCGCAGCCGGCGGCAGACGATCCTGGCGCTGCTGGACCGTCGGCCGCAGTACGCGGACGGAAAGGCGGTCAGAAAGGCAGTCGAAGCCGCTTTCGGCTCCGGCCGCCGGAGCCAGGCGAGAACGACGTCCTGAGTTCCGTGCTCACCGCGCTTCTCTATCACCCGCGGGTCGCCGACGCGTACCGGATGAACACCGGCGCCGGAAAACTGCTGTTCGCCGATGGCACGACGAGCCGCTTCATTCGCTTCGGCAAGAAGGGCTCGCCCGACATCCACGGGTACCTGAAGGACGGCCGCGCGCTGTTCGTCGAGACGAAACGACCCTCGGGCCGGAAGCGTAAGGAGCAGGTCGAGTGGATCAATAGGGCGTCCCGTCACGGCTGCGTGGCGTTCTTCGCCCGATCGATTGACGACGTGAGGAAGGAACTTGGATGAACTTCTACAAGCACCACCTCAGCGACTACACGAAGGCCACGGCGCATCTGTCGATCCTGGAGCACGGCGTGTACCTGCTGATGCTGCATCACCACTACGCCACCGAGGCACCGCTGCCGGCCAATGAGGCGGTCATCTGCCGGATCATCCGCGCGACCAGCAAGGCCGAGGCCGCGGCTGTCCGCCTGGTCCTGGCCGAATTCTGGACGCTGACGCCGGACGGGTGGATCAACGACCGGGCCGTAGAGGAGATCCATTCGGCTTCCGAATTACGTGAGCTGAACAGCGAAAAAGGAAAGCTAGGAGGCAGGCCGAAGAAAGGCCGAGCGAAAGCCGAAAAAAACCCGGCGGCTTTTTCGCGGCTTTCAGAACCAGAAGCCGAACAAAAGCCTTCCCAGACTCCAGACTCCAGACTCCAGACTAAGGGGGAACCCCCCTTACCCCCCTTGCCGCCTGACGGCGGCGACGACGGCGAAAAACCCCCAGACCCGTTCGCGGCGTTCTGGGCGGCCTACCCCCGCAAGGTCGGCAAGGAGGCGGCCCGCAAGGCCTGGCTTCGCCTACCGCGGCCAGCCGACACCCTGCGGACCGTCCTGGCCGCCCTGCAGTGGCAGCGTGAATGCGACCAGTGGACCCGCGACAACGGCCAGTTCGTGCCGAACCCCGCGACCTACCTGCGCCAGCAACGCTGGCTCGACGAGCCGCCGCGCGCCCAGATCGTCCCGCTCACCTCAGTCGGCCAGCGCAACATGGCCGCCGCACAGCGCTGGCTCGAATCGCAGGAGGCATCCGCATGACGCCCCAGGACAAGCCGGCGTTCGTGACCATGCTCGCGATGCTCGGCGAGTACTACGGCCGCGAGATCAGCGACGGCCTGATCGGCATGTACTGGCAGGGCCTGGAGGAGTACGACCTCGATGCCGTGCGGGACGCCATCAACCGCCACATGCGCAACCCCGATGCCGGCCAGTACATGCCACGCATCGCTGACGTCACCCGCATGCTGCAGGGGTCGACCCAAGACACCGCCCTGCGGGCTTGGGCAAAGGTCGACCGCGCCATCCGCCACGTCGGCATTTACCAGTCCGTGGCGTTCGACGACCCGCTGATCCACGTCGTCGTGCAGGACATGGGCGGCTGGATCGGCCTGGGCTCACGCACCGAGGACGAATGGCCGTTCGTCGCTCGGGAGTTCGAGGCCCGCTACCGCGGCTACCGTAGTCGCCTCGCCAGCCGCGATTACCCCCGCGTGCTGATCGGCATCAGCGAGGCGCACAACGCACGCACCGGGAAACCCATCCCGGCTCCCGCACTCATCGGCGACCAGTCGGCTGCAAAGCGGGTAATCGCCGGAGGGTCGTCAGCGCCGGCAGTCGGGTTGCGGCCGGCCGCGAATGTGATCCGTCTCGCCGCGCCGTCGGACGAGGACGCCGCATGACCTGCCTCTCCTGCCGCTACGCGATCCGCCTCATCACCGGGTACCTGTGGTGCGTCCGCCGTCGCGATGCCGCCTCGGCACGCTGCGCCCTGTTCGCCTACGAGCCCGGCACCGACGAGGGGGGGGTGTGATGTGCCGCGTACCCATGGCGGCGGCCTGACGCCAAAGCGCCAACGGTTCGTCGAGGAGTACCTCGCGAACGGCGGCAATGCGCTGCGGGCCGCAAAGGCGGCAGGGTACGCACGGCCCGACCCAGAAGGCGCGCGGCTGCTAGGAGACGCTAGGATTCGGGAAACCATCAAGGCGCTGGCGAAACCCGACCACGATCGGCGCATCGCCACCGCTGAGGAACGGCGCCGCTTCTGGTCCGCCGTCCTGCGCGGAGAGGGCGCCGACGGCGACGGCAATCCGCCAAAGTGGGCCGACCGCCTCAAGGCCTCCGAGCTGCTCGGCAAGTCGTCCGGCGACTTCATCGACCGGGTCGACGCCACCACCCGCATCATCGTCGAGCACGTCTACGAGGGCTCCAGTGGCTGAGATCCGCGTCCGGCTGCCGATCCTGCACCCGGGCCAGAAGCTCGTGGCAGAGAATGCCGGCCGGTACAACGTGCTCACCTGCGGCCGCCGCTGGGGGAAAACGAAATTCGGCCTGCACCGCCTGCTGACCGGACCGAAGAACCTGCTCGATCCCGCCGGCTACCCGGCCGGCTGGTTCGCGCCGAGCTCGCGCTACGTCGACGACGTGTGGGACGAGATCCTGGCGCGCCTGGCCGGCCTGGTCGAGTACAAGAACCGCCAGGCCGGGCGCATGCGGTTCGTGACCGGCTCGACGCTCGACTTCTGGGCCATGGGCGAGGACAAGGAGGTCGCGCGGACCGTCGCCCAGGAGCGGTGGCCGCACCTCGCCACGTTCTACTTCGGCCGCAAGAAGGACGTCGGCCGCGCCGACGCCGCCCTCCTCGGCGCCTTCTACCTCGACCGCTGACCATGCCGCGCCTTACCCCCGACCAATGGGCCGAAGCCCGGGCGCTATGGGAAGCGGACCCGACCGCGTCCGCGCCGGCCATCGCCGGCCGGTTCGGCTGCACCCCGCAGGCGCTCCGGAACAGGATCCGCGCCGAAGGCTGGACGAAGGTCGGAACCCTCCAGCGCGTCGCCGAACTCGCGCAGATGCGAGCGCGGGACGGCGAGGAGGAGGGCGAACTTGGCGGCAAAGTTTCCGGCGCCATTACTTTGCCTGGGCCGAAAAAGTTCCTGGCCGACGCCGTCGAAGCGGCCATCGACCAACGCGCGAAGGTCATCGAGCGCCATCGCGAGGAGTGGAAGATCGTCCGGCTCCTCCGGCAGGAGGCGCTCGCCGACCGCGCCGCCAACGTCCGCGCCGCCTTCAACCGCGCCAAGCTCGCCAAGATCACCGCCGAGATGACCGCCATCCAGCAGGCCGGCGAGCGGAAGGCGTGGGGCTTTGACGAGGGAACCCCGAACGCCCCGGCGGCGCAGGGTGGGCTCCTGACCATCAACATCGTTCGCGAGGAGTACGGCAATGTCATCAACGCCGAATAGCTTCGGCCCGGTCGCCATCGACACGCTCATCCCCTACGCCCGGAACTCCCGGACCCACAGCGACGAACAGGTCGCGCAGATCGCCGCGAGCATCGAGGAGTTCGGGATGGTCGGCGCCATCGTCGTCCGCTCCGGCGTCATCGCGAAGGGTCACGGGACGCTCGCCGCCATCCGTCGCCTGTACGACGCCGGCCGTCGGGTCTACCCGGCTCCCGGCCGCGCCCGGGGGGCGGAGCCGTTCCCAGACCGGACCGCTCCCGTCCTCGACGTCTCCGGCTGGACCGACGCGCAGTTCTCCGCCTACGTCATCGCCGACAACAAGCTCGCGCTCAACGCCGGCTGGGACGAGGAACTCCTCTCGCTCGAACTCGCCGGCCTCAAGGAGGAGGACTTCGACCTCTCGCTCCTCGGCTTCGGGGTCGGCGAACTCGACCGGCTCCTCGCCCTCGGGACCGATCCGCCGCCTCCGGACGACTTCAAGGAGGTCAACGAAGGCCTCGAAACCGACTACGAATGCCCGAAGTGCGGCTACCGCTGGAGTGGGACCGGATGACCGAAAAGCCGCCCTACCGCGTCCCCTCGATGGAGGAGATCCGCGCGCTCCCCTGGAACGGGTTCAACGTCATCAGCACCTTCTCGGGGACCGGCGGCTCGTCGCTCGGCTACCGCATGGCCGGGTTCCGCGTCCTGTGGGCGTCCGAGTTCATCGACGCCGCCCGGGACTCCTACCGCGCCAACGCCGCGCCCTACACGATCCTCGACGGCCGCGACATCCGCCAAGTCACCGGCGCCGAGATCCTCGATGCCATCGACCTTAAGGCCGGCGAACTCGACCTCCTCGACGGCTCGCCGCCGTGCGCCTCCTTCTCGACGGCCGGGAAGCGCGCGGCCGGCTGGGGGAAGGTCAAGAAGTACAGCGACAAGGCGCAGCGGACCGATGATCTGTTCTTCGAGTTCTCCCGGCTCCTGCGCGAGATCCGGCCCCGGACCTTCGTCGCCGAGAACGTCGCCGGCCTCGTCAAGGGCGTCGCCAAGGGCTACTTCCTCGACATCCTCGGCGAGTTGAAGGCGTGCGGCTACCGCGTCGCCTGCAAAGTCCTCGACGCCCAATGGCTCGGCGTCCCGCAGGCGCGGCAGCGGACGATCTTCGTCGGCGTCCGCGACGACCTCGGCCTCGACCCCGTCCACCCGAAGCCGCTCCCCTACCGCTACTCGGTCCGGGACGCGATCCCGGAGATCGCCGACGGCCGGGGAGGGGGCGCGGAGACCGACATCTCGCGCTACGCCATCGGCGCCGAGTGGGACCGGATCCAGCCCGGCGAGCAGTCCGAGAAGTATTTCAACCTCGTCAAGCCGGCGCTCTACCTTCCCTGCCCGACGATTACCCAGACCGCCGGAGTCCTCGATGCGGCGAGCGTCGTTCACCCGCTCGAAAGGCGGAAGTTCACCGTCTCCGAACTCAAGCGCATCTGCGCCTTCCCCGACGACTTCGTCCTGACCGGCGACTATTCGCAGTCCGTCGAGCGCCTCGGCCGCGCCGTCCCGCCGGTCATGATGTTCCACTGCGCCGATCCTCGAATCCCGCGACGCGCTCCTCGTCCCCATCGAGAAGTCCGCCGAAATGGCGGCGCAGTACGACGGCCCGGGCAAGATCGAGATCGCGGACGCCGTCACCTACCCCTTCGGCGAG